AGGTATTGCCCAAGGTAGAGTTTCTGTAGGCACATCTTCTTTGCTATCTGGATGAATGTCAAAACAGCGAACACGAAGACGACCCATCTTTCTTGGGTCTCTACGGTCTTCTACAACACCCATAAACCATAGTAAATTTCTAAATCCTCTTTCAGCCATTATCCTTCAAACTCCGATGTCAATTCAGTAATTGTTGAAACTCCAGAACTATCTCCTAGAGCAAGGTCTTTAGATAGTCTCAGAAAGCATTTATATGATTTGTCATGATCCAGATCATGTTTGATAGATTGTATCAACCAATAGCCCGAAAGACTTTTATTAAATTCTGGTTGCTTATCGATGATAGCTTCAAAATTGTATATGTTCAATTTGATAATATCACCAGCAGAAATATCATTTCGTCCATATATTTCTACATCAACAGTAAATTCTGTATGATAATAGCGATTAGAAATTTTAGAAGAAATTATTTCTTTATATTTTTGATTGGGTCTTTCAGCATCTATAAAAACCATATGTGATTTTGGTATACCATCTGCTTCAAAGAAGTCTTGTCTAAATTTTTCCGTGTGTGGAAACCTAATAGTCTTATCAGTATGAGTAAAATCTTGAACGTTGTCTCTGTAAGTGTATGGATTAAATATGAATTGCTTATTCAAAATATCAACTTCAACAACATCAGTTATCATTGCACCAGAAGCTATTTCTCTCATTGTATTTAATCTATTATTTATTTTAAATGATAGTATATTATTCATAGCATCATTCCTGGTAGCAATATCATCTACTTGTATAGCCGGATCAAACGTATATACGATTGCGCCTTCTCTACCATCTTTTATCATTTGTTCATGAGTTTTCATTTTGAATTTTTCTCTTGTCTGATAGAAGTAATAGTTAGAACTTTTATTGGTCGCAGAATATGACCTTCGAGTTAGAAAATCAATTGCTGCAATGGGACTAAAAGATGGAATAACAATTGTCTGCACACCATCAGTATCTTCAATCTCAATCTCATTGTTTGAGTTTGGAAACCGTGTTGTATCAACCAGATATTCATCAAATATCAGTTCAATCATCTCTTTGATTGTTTTATCTTGATAACTTTTTTGAACATTTCTACTCATGTCCAACAAATGATGAGTGGAAACAAACTTTAAAGTATAAGTTAAAATAGTTTGTTGTGTGGTTGGTGCGGCATCGCTTACACTGTACACGAAAAATTGTTGGTTTATTTCATCTCCAAAAAAATCAATATATCTAATGGTTAACAATTCTTCTCCAATGATAGGAAAATTATCAAGTAAACCTTGGGCTTCTGATATTTTCATCTCACCCATCAAAGCCGGATTATTGATAGACTCTGAAAAGGTTAGCCTTTCAATAAATTCTGCTACGTTAATTGGTTTTTGTTTCGAACGAATTCCTGATTTGTCATAGTGAGATAAGGATGCCTCTATGATATCGCCGAACCCAACGTCAAATCCATTTTCAGCCATTTAATAAACTTCTCAAATTTTCTAGTACCGTTGGAGCATATGAATCATTAACGAGAATGATATTTCTTAGTTCCTCATTCTCTTCCATTTCGTAATCAAAACGACGTACAGCAGTCCAATCACCAGCAACAAAATCACCGTCAACTGGCGGGACATTAACATTAAATGTCTGCGCTCTTATATATGAATCTGGGCTAATCAGTATCGTCTCATCATCAGTATTTTTCCAATGAACGATATTATCAGTTCTGGTTGTATCTTGTCCCCATACGATAGCATCAGTGCCCGAAGGAAGTGCTTGACTCGCATACTTCTTTCTGAAATATTCAGTGAAGTTTTCGTATGTCTTTGGCCATTGAGTGTATGGATCAACAATGTCATTAGCAAAATACACTAACCAACTCATAGCAGGATCGTCATAGTAGAAGTCTGCAATGTCTTCTGCTTTCTCATCTTCTCTTATTGTATAGCGAAGAAAGGCGTATGGGTCATCCTGTGATAGCCCATCCTTCAGAACTGTTTTAAGAGAGATGTTCTTTACAGACTTCTCAATCGTAAAACTACCATTAGCAAAAGCGTATTGTGTTTGTGGATAGTATCTGAAATATTTTGACATTAGTTTTCCCCTAGCCCCCCAACGTCTTCAAATCCAAATCCGCTCATATTTGTATTATCTGGAGGCACCGCACTACCATTATAATCTTCTCTTGTCCAGATTTGCATTTCTTGCAATGTTATTTCAATCTTAACAACTGCTGGGTCACCACCTTCTAAGAAAGCAAGCTCTCCACCGGCACCATAGTCTATATTGATGTTTGATATCATACAAGGCTTCATCGTTAAGGTATTCACACCAGCAATTATTGGCAAGCATATATTAGGGTATGATAAAAATGCTCTACCGGCAACAATTGTTTGATTACGGAAAGTAAACTTTTTATAGTATGGAAGAGAGTTCTTTTTCAATGAAGTAATAATTGTTTTTAAAACTTTAGTCTCATCTCTAGATTTTGGAGCAAAAGCCCAATTCCAAGTAAAGGTTTTTAAGTTGACGCCCTCAAAAGCCATTGCTGCATACGGATTAATTGTTGTCCCAAAACCTGCTTCAAGCCCTGTTTGAAGTCCTCCAGCACCTATAGCATCGAGGCCTTTACTGAGTAATTTAGGTAAAGCAGAGGCGGCAAGCTCTTGCGGGTTAAGATTGCTCAATCTATTTACAAATTCGCCTAATGGATCGGCGTAATCTTGGGTAATACCCCCCAATTTTGCCGCACTATTGCCTAAACTACCGAGTTCCGAAGCAGCAACTTTTAAGTTTGTACTGTCCAACATTTGTTCTGGTAGAGGTAAATATATCGAACTTGTTATATTGAGTTTGTCTAAACTTTGTCTGTTTTTAATACCACCAGAACCACCTACGTCTCTATCGCCGTAAGAATATTCTTTAAAAAGAAGTAGCGTTCCAACATTACCTAGATCAGAAGGAAACTGATAGTCTTCAGGTTTATTTTGCGCTTTCTTACTATTTCGTACAGCATCCGGTGTGCGAGGTACATTAGACATGATTGAACCCTTATAAATACTTATTTACATCTATTTATAACGAAAACAATATGGCATACCGAGGAAAATTCAGACCTTCAAACTCTCATAAATATAAGGGTGACCACACTAAGATTATTTATAGAAGTCTGTGGGAACTGAAGTTTATGAGAAGATGCGATGAGACCAATGATATTGTTCAGTGGTCGTCAGAAGAAATAGTTGTGCCTTATCGTAGTTTGATTGACGGTAGAAAGCATAGATATTTTCCAGACTTCTGGGTAAAAAAGCTAAATAGTGATATACTACTCGTTGAGATTAAACCAATGAATCAATCTGTACCGCCACAGAAGAAGTCTAAGGTTACAAAGAGATATCTCGAAGAAGTGAAGACATGGGGCACAAACTTATCCAAGTGGCGTGCTGCCCAAGAATATTGTGATGATAGAGGTTGGACGTTTATGGTTCTAACCGAAAAAGGAGAGGCAAGAAGTTGGCGACAGTATTTGACGAACTCTTATTAAGAGGTGTGAAGAAGGGTCAAATCCCTGCTCGCACACAAAACGCACGAGAGTGGTATCGTGATGCCGCTAGGCGTACAGGTGCGCTTCAACCAGCAAGAATTGTAAAGTCTGACCCAGAGCGTGGTCGCTCACAGATTCGTGTGGGCGATATGTATCTATATCATTACGATCCAAAGTACAAGAAAACACTACCTTATTATGATAGATTTCCTCTTGTATTTCCTTTTAAGAAAGTTCCAAAAGGTTGGCTAGGCATCAATATGCACTATCTACCGTTACAGCTTCGTGCAAAGTTGATGGACAATCTATATGATTTAGCATCAAATAGAAAATACGATGAGACAACAAGATTGCGTTTAAACTATGAAGTATTGAACGGTGCAGCAAAGTTTAGACTATTCAAGCCTACGATACATCGTTATTTGATTAGTCAAGTTGAATCTAGAATGATTTACATAAACCCATCTGAATGGGACATTGCGTTGTTTCTACCTCTTGAGAGATTTTAT